GTCAACAGGGTTGCGTCCATCTCAGACGTTAATTGCAGTTTGGGATACCACTTTGCCCGAATGACGCGCTCAATGTCGGCTTGCGCCAATGCGTGCTCATCAGCGAATGAGGCAATGCCAAAGTCCAAGATGTCAGGGACTATCGCTTGCAAGTCTGTGTCTGTGCTAAACGCCATTTTTAATCCTCAGTTAAAAGATGCCCCCACACCACTATGATGCAGGGGCTTCCTCTTACTTACAGACCAGCGTCGTAGTACATTTCCACGCCGTAGGAGTCATCCAACTCACCGACACCGTAGATGGCGGTTGCGTTCAACTCAAATGCGCGGTTAGAAGCATCACGCTGTGGCTCGATGTTGAAGTCGCGCTTCATAGCCAAGGCAAATGCCTCTGGTGAGAAGACAGCGCCCTTGGCATCGCCTGAGCCGTCGATGGTCACGTTGGCAGACTCGAAAATGTCGATACCAGCAATGGTAGCAACATAACCAGTACGCATCGCTTCGTTTTGCAGATCGCCGCCGTTAGGGTTGACCATTGTGTTGGTCAAGTTAGCCTTCAGAGCGTACGTCTGGTAGGGGTGGAACACACCAACGATGCGACCCATTACCTTATTGGCACGCAGGGTAGCGGCGGCTTGGAACAAAGCGGCAACCGTCAACTCGGTAGTCGTTGCACCTTGTGAGGCGCTCAAACCGTCGAACAGAGCGATTAGGTCTTTGTCCATCTTGGTAGCGATAGCGTTACCCAACACCGTGCCGAGTTCGTCAGCAGGGTTGCCAGCGCCCATTGCGGCAAGGTCAGTCAACAACACTTGTGCGCCAACTTCACCAACCGTGATGGACACGCTAGAAGTTGAAACAGTCGTTGAAGACATATCCGTGCCTTCGGTCAGCGCGGCGGCTGTGATGGCTGGGTACTTGGGGACTTGCACAGTCTTGCCAGCTTGACCATCGATGTTGTACATCGTGACAAGGTTACGCATCAAAGATTGCTCTTCAGCGGTAAAACGTGCTTGGGCGACGATTGCAACAAACAGATCGTCTAAGGTACTTGAGGTGGTAGCGGCCATGATTTAACTCCAGAAAAAAAGAAAGTGGTTTATTTGCGCTTTTTACTGGCGGCAAAGGCTTCACGCCCACCGTTTTCCCAGTTACTTAGCATATCAGCCACAGAACTTGGCTTCTGTGTCGAGCCTCCAGCGTTCCCACTTGAGCCTGAACCACCTGCGGAGGCTCTGACAAAATGAGGGTTTGCCGTTAGAAATTCTTCCATCAGTTCATTGACTGATAGCAGATCACCGTTGTCATTGTAGCGAATACTGCCAGACTTATCAAGAATTTCCACTTGACCGTCATCGCTCAATCTTGTATTGCCTTTTAACAAGGCCGATACCTGCTCTGGTGAAACTGCGTTTTTGGTAGATGCGGCATTAAGTAACGCCCCGTCCACCTGAATCTGGTGCAACTTGCTTGTCAGCGATTGAATGGTCATGTCTTTTTTCTCGACAGTCTTTTTCAATACGTTTTCAAACTCGCCACGCTCCTTCTGACGTTCTAACTCGGCTTGCTCACGTTCTGCTAAAACGCGCTTGGCTTCGTCAATGTCTACGCCATCGGTCATCTTCTCGAACCGCTTACGCTCTCGCGCTAAACGTTGCTCAAGAATCTTATCGACATCTGCTTGCGTAAATGTCTTACTTACCCCACCGCTTTGGTCGCCCTCTGCTGGTGTATTTACTTCATCATCCATGATTTCATCGCTCATGTGCGTATCCTCTTTCGAGTGGTTAAAAACAGTTGAAATATATCACAACTTACTAAGTTGAAACACCATCTGGAACTTCTTGCTCCACATAAGGGACTTCAGCGGCAATCGCCTCAAGAATCAAATCCTCAATATCGCCAGAGATTGCGTAGTTGATACCAGTAACAATTGGCTCTACGCCAAATTTATCAATGTGCATCTGAATAATGTCTTGATATTCAAGAACCTTCATCTAAATACTCCTTAGTTATTTCATCAAGCCTTTTTGCCATGTTGGGCATCCTTTTTTGCACAAGTTCCCAATACTTTGTATTCCTCAATGCAAAGAGGTTGGCAAAAGCCTCTTGTTGGCGAGTGCCCTTCCGTTTGAAATAGGTTACGCCGTGACCAAAGCCACCAAACATTTTTTGCATCTTGCCGTGGCTTAATGCGTCAACAATGTCAGAGTAGTTGCCAAGTTCGTCGTTCTTTAATACCTTTTTTTGCCTCGTACCAAAAGCAGTTTTTACTTCTTCAAAATCATAAATCTCGGCTTGAAGCGACTTAATCGAATCCTCAAACATTGCTGTTTTATGCAGATTCAAACCTTTTCTGTCTAGTTCATAAGCCTCAATAAAAGCCTTGTCGGTAGCTGACACACCAAAAAAACCAGCATTGCCAACTTTGCGCCCTATTTCAAAGTCAACGTGGTGTCCATACTCATGCCTAACGATTGCACCATTTTCCTTTAATGGTTGAGCGACCAGCTTTCTTCTTGCCGCCTGATAGTAGCCTCTTTGACTTTCAATGGCATATTCTTCAATAGGCGGCAACTTATTGACAAGCCTTATTTGGTCGTCAGAAAGTGCGTTCATTGAAGTGGCAAAATCGCCAATTTGGCTTGATGATTGCAGGTTGGCAGGAATTTGATATAGGGGTTTACCCTGAGTTGTGTCTTCTACAACAGGCGGCGAATCCTCTAACTCGGTAAACACAGGTCGCCAATGATGACGGCAGTTGTATCCACCTCGGACAATGAACGGGTCTCCTGATGCCTTACCAGCCCAGTTTTGCGTCCACAGTTCTCTGATTTCTTCCTCTGTGTAAACTTTTCCAGAGTGCTGTCTGCACCAGTCGCGGGTATCGTTTATGTTGGAACCGTAGTACTTCCAAGCGTCTGCACCTGAGTCAAAGCCTGTCTTTGTGACCACAGAAGCGTCAAACTGCATCAGCGAGTCATGCACCATCTGGCTTGAATAGCGGCGCATATTGTTACCCAGCTTATCAGCGGCATAAATGCTGTGTAGTTGCTTGATGGCTTCCTCTGCGGCGGCTCCACCTGCGTTGGCAATGTTTACCAGCCGCTGGATTTCCACTTGGTCTGACTGGGCATATACGCCATTGATCTTCTGTCTAATAGCCTTCACCGATTCAGCCGCGCTACGTCCAGAGATGGTGTTTTGATAGACCTCGGTAGCTATTTCGTTGAGGAATGTCCCAGCAATATCTTGAAACCCTTGGAAAGACTGACTCTTTAACGCCCTAATAACATCATCGCTCACCCCAACAAAGTCGCCATACTGGTTGAGCATAGTCCCAGCGGAAGTGGCGGCTTGGGTGTACTCGTTAACAATCCTGCTTGACTCTGTAAGGTATTCGCTTTGTATTGCCGCTGAGATGTCTTTGCGTGCCGCTACCGCCCACTCAAGGTCAAACAAAGCACCCTGCTTTAAAGGCGCTTGACCAATCAACTCTGCCAGTTTGTCTTCTAAGGATGACAATGCGCCGACAATGCGCCTATCATGCGCCTCGCCTAGTTGCTCAATAAACCTAGCGTGGTCGGAATCTGATGCCATTTAGAATTGACCGATTACCTGCGTATTCTGCTCAATCTCTGCATATGCGCGGGTTAACTCCTCATCATCCAGCACCAAGTCGGCAATACGCTTGTCCACTTCTTGCTGGAACGTGCGAGAGTTTACGCCAGATGCCTTTGCGCCCTGTAAGAATTGCAGTTCGTTTGGATAGTCGCGCACATCAAATGAATCTGGGTAGAACACTTGAACGTCTGGGGTCGCATCCTGCCAAATGGCAAACAACGCCCAAACCTGCTCTTCTGCCAACTCCAAGATGTCTGCCTTTTCTGACAAACGTGCGTTAAGCATCTGGAACTCGGTCTGTAAGGCAATGCCTGACTTGGTTTGCTCCTGAGTCCCACGAATGGCGCTCATGTGAGCCATACGGTTGATGGCCTCCACCTTATCGCCAATAGCCGCCCTTACTGCGTCCAAGTTTCCACCGTTGGGCTGGATTTGGTAAGGTTTGAGGTTGGCGTCCAAGTCATCAGGCATATTGATGATTGAGCCAGCCCCAGCAGTAGCGTCTGTGTCAAATGTCTTAACCAAAGTCGGGTGATTACTGATGCGGATAAGTTGCTCAATCTCGCTTAGTTCCTCATAGATAGCCTTCTGCATTGAGGCAATGTCTGTGAGGTCGCTAATGCCAATGCCACGCTTAATCGAGCGTTGCGCTGGAACGTGTACAGCAGGGATTACACCAATCGGGTTGTCCATCTCCTCAACCAGTCGCTCTTGCTCATTAGTGACTTCGTATAGCTTGATGGTTTCTTTTGTCCACACCCTAAAGGTTTGCTTAACGTCTGTCGCTGTGTCTCGCACAATAGACTCACGCACCTTGAGATACGATAGCTGAAACCTACCAGACGGCAGTCTTTCATAGCGCCAATCAAAGACGTTCTCAGGCGTGAAAAGGTTTATGTATGGTCGGATGCCTTGTGATAACTCATCTGCTCGCGTACCAGCCACAGACTTTGGCTTGTCTATCATCAGCCAAACGTGACCATACACAGAAGACCAGATTTGCGCCTCACGCATAAATGAGTCAAATGAGCGACCGTCTAAGTCAGCATCTTTTAAGAACCACTCAAGGGACTGGTTGTTTTCTAGTGAACCAAACTCACGCTTTGGCGGTACACGCCACAGGTAGCTGGAGTAGATGTGGACAATGTTGCGGCAATGGTTGTCAATCGGTGTCAGCAACAAGCGACGGTTGTATTCGTCTTTGTCTTCGTTTATGTAACGGGTTAAAAAGTTCCCGCCCTGATAATCCTCGCCGCCGAGGTAGCTACGCAAGTAAAATTCCCAGCGATTTTGATTGTCATCATAGTCAGGGTGCTTGTCTGTAAATTTACTCATTTATGTCCACCTAGTCGGCTGGGTTGCTTCATATTGTCTGTGAATGGGGTGCAAGTAGTCAACCAGATAGCCGAGCGCATCGTTCATGTGGTCAAAGCCAGAATCTTTATCTGGTTGGCTAGTGCCTTCCTTATAAACTTGTCTTTCAAGGCTCTTGATCGTTTGCTTGCATTTCGGGTCAACAAATAAATGCCGCCGCCCATCCGCTGATTTTAGTCTAGCGTTTACAGCGTTGATTCTATCGCGGATTGCAGAATGAGCGTTTCTAGATTTAACCACAAATCCAGCGTTTTGCAAAATGGATAAGTCTGTGCGCCCACCCGCTGACGTTTTGCGCTGTCGGCTTGCTGGGTCTGGGTAAATCACAATCTGCCGATTCCTGTATCTGGTTTTAATCTCGTCCACCATTTCATCGGTGTTTGAGCCGTAGATCACAATTTCGTCTAGTGCCTTTAACGTGCCGCCATCACGGATGCAGACTACCGCGCTCATTGGGTCTAGGTTGAAGTCCATCCCAATGTGCAGGGTTGAGCCATCGTCCTCCACCTTGGAAACAGTTTCGTCTCGGTGGAAGTTGTAATAAATGATGCCAGCATAGTTGACAAATGCCGCCTCAAACTCTTGTTTGAACGTGCGCTCATCCATATCGGCTTTGGCTGACTCAACTTCACTTTGCGCCACGTTGCCGCCTTGCAAGGTTGTAAACTGCCAAGACGCCCAATGTTCTTGGCCATCAACCCCACGCGCCCATAAATCCCTAAAGTGGTTCATGCCCTTTGGGGTTCCAATCCACATAGCAGAGCCTTGCCTGTCAGCCAACGCAGGACGAATAACCTCAAACCACGTTTCTGGTTTCATGTCGGCAAACTCATCCATCACTACAAAATCCAATGATCGACCACGGAGATTGTTTGGCTTCTCGGCACCTTTTAGGCTAATTTTGGAGCCGTTTAGCAGGGTTATGGTCAGGCTGGACTCGTTGCGTTTTGCTATGTATTCAGCGGGTATTAACTCAAGGAACATATCCCAAGCAATCTCCTTTGCCGCCCCATAAGTCGGCGCAACGTACCAGCAATGTTTATTTTTGCCAGATACCGCCGCACGCATCAACTCGGCGTTGCTTAGAAACGTCTTGCCAAAACGCCTGCCAGCCACAACAACACGCCAGCGGCTTTTGCTGTTGAATATCTCGCTCTGAGCGTCAGTTAGTTCCATCGTTACGAACAACAATATTGATTGGCGGCAAGTCTCGCTCTGCTTCTTTATCTTCTTTCCATCCAGCCTGTGTTTTTAAGTAAAAAATAGCCGCACTAATATTTCCCATTTGAGCCTGACTTATTAAGTTCTTGGCCACATTACCGATAGCTTTGGCCTTGCCTCTTTTATACGCCTCAGAAACCTCAGGTTGTCTTTCCTCTATTTCTCGCAAGGTATTCTCGCTAATGCTGAAATAATCAGCCATCTGGCCTTTAGATAGTACAGCGGCAAGCGCTTCTACTTGTGCGGTCTGTGCCTCATCAAACACTACGGGTGGTCGGCCTCCACCATCGCCTTGGTTGCCTACTTTAGCCATTTACAACCTCCGCAAAGGCTTCACCAGTCACCTCATGGTAGGCAGTCTTACCTGTGAACTCTTGCCACCGTTTAATGATGACGTCGCAGTATTTTGAATCAAGTTCCATTATTCGAGCATGGCGACCAATTTTCTGAGATGCAATCAAAGTGCTACCAGAGCCTCCAAATAAATCAAGAATTACATCGCCGCCTTTGCTAGAGTTGTTAATTGCTCTTTCAACCAAGCCAACTGGTTTTGGCGTTGTATGACCAACAACTCTTTCTTTATCAAATCTCCAAACAGATGTTTGCTTGCGGTCTGAATACCAACTGTGTTTTCCATTGTCCATCCATCCGTAAAGGCATGGCTCATGCTGACTTTGATAGTCTGTTTGACTTAATGTAAGACTATTTTTAGTCCAAATAATCATTGAACTAAAATGAAAGAACTCTCTAAATACTTTGTGGAATACATCCGCGCATCGGTCTGAATGAAAGCAATAAATTGACGCCCCTGATTTAGAGGTTGCAATATAGTTAGCAAAGACTTCTCTAAGTAAATCCTCTAGACCATCTCTTGAGTCGTTATTTATACCTTTGTAGTCCACTCCATAAGGCGGGTCGGTGAAAACCATATCGGCCTTCTGACCACTCATCAGCTTATCCACCGCATCAATGCTGGTGCTGTCCCCGCACATCAACCGATGGTTGCCAAGTATCCAAACGTCACCCTCAACGGTTACGGGTGTTTCTGGTAGTTCTGGGACTTCATCCTCATCGGTCAAGCCTTCTACCTGCTCAGGCTCCAGTAGGTTTGCCAACTCATCAGCATCAAAGCCAATTAGGGACAAGTCAAAGTCCAAGTCTTTTAATTCTGACAATTCAACCTTGAGCATCTCATCGTCCCACCCTGCGTTTAGAGCCAGCTTGTTGTCGGCAATGATGTAGGCTTTCTTTTGCGCCTCTGACAAGTAAGCCAACCGTAAGCAAGGCACTTCGTCCAGCCCCAGCTTGCGTGCCGCTAACGTGCGACCGTGGCCAGCAATAATGCCGCCATCTTCGTCAATCAGTACGGGGTTGGTAAAGCCGAACTCTTTAATGCTTGCGGCTATCTGCGCGACTTGCGCGTCTGAATGTGTGCGGCTGTTCCGAGCGTAGGGAATCAGCGCATCAATGCTAATGCTTTCTAAATTCCCGACTTTATCCATAGTCGTCATGTATATCCCCTAAAACAAAGGTATATGTATTTTACCCAAAAAAACGCCCACCGCAAGGCAGGCGTAAGTTGGTTAGACCAACAAGGAGAAGTAGGTTCAGTTTAGACCCTCTTTGGTCAGTTGTCTAGCCTGTTCGTTGTAATGTCTGGCTATCTCAATCAAGGCTTCTTTGGTGTACTTCCTTAGAGTTCCGTCAGTCTCTAGAAGTTCCAATTGCCTTTCACCTATTCGCTCCAGTAGGCGCTTGCGGTACTCAACGTGGTTGCCTGCCAGCCAGTTGTTGCAATGTTTGCATTGACCGTGGACGTTATCCTCCACAAATCGCATATGGGAAGCCGAGCCAACCGAACGATAGTGACCAGCGTCGAACGTGTTAGCGCCGCCGTCCAAAGGTTTATCACAGCTTATGCAAGGCTTTCCAACATCCCTCGCCCTGATATAAGCGTTAAAGGCTGTCTGGGCTTTCTTGACCAGTTGGGGCTTGGTCTGCATAGCGTCCAGCTTTAGCTTGGTTTCTTTTTTTTCAGCCTTGTCTACCACCTGCCTTGCGACCTTCATAGCGCAGACTGGGCTACACACCTTTTGCATTGGCCTGACAGGAGTGAACTGGACGCCACAGGACTTGCACTTCTTACTCATGGATGGTTACCCCATTCTCAGCACACCAAGCCATCAGCCACTCTGAAAATTCTGAGGCTTGTGCTTTTGTAAATTTTCGTGTTTGAAGACCCAATTGGACAATACCATCCCCTGTCAAATTGGGAATGACTTGCCCCGAACTTTGCCCAATCTCTCTGGTGTAGGTATCAACCAGAAGCCGCTTCCAAGATTCGGTGTCCCAAGTAGAACCCAAATGGCGAGCCTGTTTAGCGATCTGGTTGATGATGGAATGATACAGCGCGTTTTGGTCTTGCGTGCGGGTTTCCTTGTCAACTTGAACCACCAAAGCAACACCGTTATCCAGCGCTGGCTTCATCTTTTCCCACAGTTGGCGCATCTGCTCCACCCCCTGCTGGCTGTTCCGTAATGTCATTTTCATATTCGTTTTCCCTAACTGCCGTCATGCAAGTTCGAATGTTTTGAGCGTGCCCAGCCCCCCGCTTACTGGCGATACGGTTTAACGCCTCTCGTAGCCAAGGGTTTCGCTCGGCTTTGTCTCTGGCATAGAACATCTGCACCAACTCACGCGCCGTTGCCATATCGTCGATTTGCTTTTGTTGGGCGGCAACCTTTTCAAAGTGGGCACGTTGCTCATCAGTAAATGGGGATTTCCAAGTCGCCCGTTGCTTTGAGGGCTTCGTCAACGACGTGGGGAGGGTAGATTGCACCATCACGAATCCTGTTTAATATTTTGTTGGCTAGTTCGCGGCTCATTCGTAGTCACCCGCACGCGAGTGCATAAGCAACGCCAGCATAAAAACAAACAGTATGAACGATAAATATAAAAACCAAACAGACCATGAAATCAACATATATTTGCTCCTTCAGATATTCGTGCATTTTCTTCTGCCCTTTCCTTTTTTTGTAACCTTGCTTGCTTTCTCTCCTCTTTCCTGCGCTCGTACTCAAGGCGACGGTCAAGGTTCGTTTTACGCGGCTTTGGCTTGTCTAGCTTATCGCCAGCGGCGTACACAGGAGTCTGATAGCGTCCAAGGGTATCTCGCCGCCAATCACAGATGTGAATCAAGCCTTGACCGTGTAACGCTCTCAGCCACCGCCAAGAGGTCAATATGGCTATCTCCAAAGTGTCAGCCAAATCATGAGCGCTCATTTGTTTTTCGTAATGCTCAAACAACTTCCACGTTTTCGCCAGCATGATGTGGTCGATTTGAATTAACTTACGCATCGATTACCTTCCCCTTTTTTTGCTTTAGTGTTGCCGCAATAGTGTCCAAGGCTTTGTCAAGCATCGCCAAGGTACACACCTCCATTTGTGCGTCATGCACCTCATAACCCGTTTTTATTGCAGAAAGTTCCTCGCCACGGCATACGAACCTATCGTTTAACTCAAGAGACCGCTTACAAACGGCGTAGAGGGCGCTAGAAGCGTCTAAAACTAGCTGACGGTACTCTGACCCTACCCCAAGCATACAAAGCGCCTCAGCGACGTTTATGACCCCAATGATAATGTCAGCCTCTTGGCGTGTTGCCGTGCCTTTTGTCAGCGAGTCGAGTGCACTCATGTTTTTCAAATGCATGGTGACGTATTCGGACTCCTTGGCGGATACCTTTGTCATCCCGCTGACCACCCAGTGCATTGCGTCCAACCTAACGCCTTTTGGTTTGTACTTCGTCGAGCGCTTACGCATTTTTCACCCCCAGAATACCTTTCATCATCTCGCGGATGTGCGCTGGTGGAGGTGAACAGTTCTCACGGTCGGCGATTATGCTTTTCAACGCGGCGTCTTGGTTGGCTGGTGCTGGCACAGTAGTCCGAGCCACATCAGCGGCAACTTGGGCAAACGTCTGCTTGTCAGCTTTTTGTGAGCGAACCCAGTTGCGCCATGTCGCGTCCCAGTTCAGCTTGACACCCTTGGAACCAGCAACCGATGTCCAGTAATCCCTAAACTCCTCCAGCACCTTACGCAGATTCAAGTCTGGTCGTTCAGACTTTGACCACTCCGCTAATTCAGCATCAGGCTTCCAATCGGCTGGCAACCGCGACCCGCGTGTTGCACTTCTACTCTTCTTTGTCTCTGTCTCTGTCTCTGTCTCTGTCTCTGTCTCTGGGATAGCATCTTGATAGCACTCTGCTAGCACTTCGCTATCATCTACAAAAAAACCTTTATCAATCAAATGCTTAAGACCAGTCTTGATGTCTGACTCAGGCATACGCAACCTAAAGGTCAATTCATCAATAGAGGCATCAAAAGTGCCATCCTTTGACTCACTCGCTAGCAACCACAACAAAGGTGCTAGCGCCTTGCTAGCAGTTGGTAGCGTCATGAAAGCGCGGTCGTTAAGCAACTCCTTGTGCAACTTAATCCAAGGAGGGCAACGGTCTTTGTAATGCTGGAAATGTGACCAATTTTTAGGCTTCATCACTACTCTCCTCTGAGCCGTGATAAGCCTCATGCCTCAATTGTTTGGCTTGCTCGACAAGATATTCAAACCGTTCAATTGGGATTTTGACCATGCCGATGTTCTGCAACTGAGACTCGACAAATTCTTCAATGACGACATTCCCTTCGCCATCACCATATACAAGCAGTTCGTTCTGCTTTTCAAAACCAATGGGCATAGTGCTCACCTTTTCAACGCTCCCTAGAAAAGAAACAACGGCAGGAGAGGGAGGTAACTCCGTTCAGTCAGGTGATCAAGCCCGACCTAGCCGTGTCTCACTTAACTATATCACGCTTTCGAGCGCCGTCCAATCTCACGTTGTAAATACCAAACCGCTTTTTCCAAGTCTTCAATGGCGTCGTTTTTGAGGTCGGCACGCCAGATGTACTTGACAGCGTTGCCAAGACAGAAGTTCATGTGCTCGGTTATGTCTATGCACTCAACGTGGCTGGGGTGAGCCATGTAATGCGCTGGGTTGTTTACTGGGTCGTGCATTAGTCTGTGCCTCCATATTCTTTGCTCAGGTCTTCGCGCTGGATCTGCTCAATCGCCATCACGCAATTGAATTGCAGACTGTTCAACCAGATGATGGCTTCGATCTCTGTGTCGGGCTGTTGCCGCACCAGCGCGTTCAAGTCAGCCATAAAGTTATTCCAAGTTTCCACGGTCGCCTCCTATGTTGCCTTAACTATGACCCACAAAATTATTTTTGAGAATTAGGGAAAACCCCTAGAACAGATTGTGTTTTTTCTATGCCATAATTAACACATCGCAACACAACAGGAGTATCCAAATGAACGCAACCGAAACAATCCGCGAAATCGCATTTAACACCGATATGCGTAATCGTGATGCGGTCTTTAGACTAGAGTTCTCTGGCTTTAGCCGTGTAAGAACACTCAAGTGCGTTATGCGCCTTGGCTACGAAGCCAAAGACGACGGCATATTTTGGGCTTTGCAAAAAAGTATTTGCATTCAATCAAGCTACACCGAGGAGGAAATTGCAGAACGCCAACGCCTGCGGCTTGAGGAGCCTGTGCGTGATGGAGACATTGTTCGCATCAATGGCGGTTTGTACAAGACCCGCATTCTTGGCGACTACACTAACGCCGCGATTTTTGACCCGATAGCAGAGTAAAACCAACGGGGCGAAAGCCCTGTTGTCTATTAGGTAAACTACTTAGTCAAATTGGTAGTTTTTTGTGGTCAAATATCAGTAGCTGTTTTTAAAAGGGAGATTTATGGCAAAGAAACTTTACACGTTGAATGAGCAAGGTCAGGCTTTGCTCAAGACGTTGGTAGACCCATACAGCGAGTTTTACATTGACGCTGTGATGGACTTGGAGGAGGCCATTGAGAATGAAGATATGCCGCACTTTGAGGGCACTATTTTCGGTGGTGAGTTGTTTGACGAAATCAAAAGGGAATTCAAATGAAAAACTTAGCAACGGCCTTGGTCAAGGCACAAAAGGCTTTTAGCCCCGCGCTGAAGAACAGCACCAACCCGCATTTTAAATCGCGCTACGCCGACCTTGCGACCTGTGTTGAGGCGGTGATGGACGCGCTAAACGACAACGGCATTGCTCTTATTCAGAAGTGCTACGAATGTCCAAGCGGCATTATGGTTGAGACTGTATTTATGCACGAAAGCGGCGAGATTTATGAGTCTGGCATTTTGCAGTTCCCAGCCAGTAAGCAAGACCCACAGGGCTATATGAGCGCATTAACCTATGCACGGCGTGGCTCTTTGATGGCGGCGTGTGGTATTGCCCCAGAGGACGACGATGGCAATGCGGCCTCACGCAAGCCAGCGCAACCAAAGGCTACCCCAGTCATAACGCCAAACCAAGGCGCTAGGGAAGAAGTCTCATTAGATGAATTGCCCTACCTTGAGGAGTTGGCGGCAGAGGTTACACAGATATGCCTGCAAAGCCCACAAGACGCCCGACAGCGCGTTTTGTCTGAGGGTTTGGATGATGGGCAGTATCGAGCCTTGTGGACGTACCTTGATGCGCCTACACGCCGCAAGTTAAAGGAGGCGAAATGACTGAGACACAACAGAAAGCCGTGTTCGGTACGTTCTGGAAGTGGCTCGCCAGAAAAGACTCATCAGACACCTCGGTGGCGGCGGCGAAAGCCGTTGACTCCAAGGGTCTGGAAAAGCAGGTCTACAACATTATTGCCTGCTTTAAAGGAGATGGGTGCATCCAAGATGACGTACTCAATGAATTGTCTTGGTTGCCCTATTCGAGCGTGACGGCTCGGTTTGCGGCACTCAAGCGAAAGGGACTTGTACAACTAACAGGCGAAAAGCGTCTGGGACGTTCAGGTAAACAACAGGCAGTCATGGTGGCTGTCACTAACCAAGGAAACTAAATGGCATACGAACAACGCGATAACAGCGGCTCACTTTTCAAGAACGACAAGAAAGAGACCGACAACCACCCAGACTACAACGGCTCTGCAATAGTTGGAGGCCAAGAGGTTTGGATGAGCGCATGGCTCAAGACCGCAAGCAACGGCAAGAAGTTTATGTCATTCAGCTTTAAACCCAAAGATCAGCAAGCCAAGCCAGTAGCTAAGTCAGCGCCAGCGCCTGAACTTGATGACGATATGCCGTTTTAATAAACCAAAGGAAAAAACAATGAAAACCATTTTTAATCTTATCGCCGCAATAACTTTTGCAACGCTTTCAACCGCTTCTTTAGCTGGTACTACTTGTAAAACAGACTGGCAGGGACGTCTTGTGTGCACAAACGATTCTGGATACTCAACTACGCAACGAAAAGACTTCATGGGTAATACGCGCATTGAAGACAATCAAGGGAACTCTGTGACTTGTAGGAATACATGGAACAACCAAGTACGTTGCGATTAAAAGGAGTCAGCATGGAAAAGAAAGAACCAACCAGCAAGTTCATTACAATGCGCGTCCCGATGGCGTTGTATGAGCAAATCAAGGCGCAGTCAGTGGCTGAGTCTCGGTCTGTCTCCGGTCAGATCACATATTTGCTAAAAAAGCTATTAGGGTAAACACCTATTCTTTTGTGTTGTGGTGTGGTTATACTTAACACATCGCAACACAACAGGGAGATAGCAAAATGACAACAGCACTTTTACCAAACGCCAATTGGCAGACAACACAGCGTGGTAGCAACGATAACGAATATCAAATTTACTTGGCTTGTGCAGATGATGGCAAGGGTGGCGACATTACACGCAACGGCGCACCTCTAAAAACTTACCAAGAATGGCTTGAATCTTAATTAACGGGGCGCAAGCCCCATCAAAGGGAGAACTGAAATGAAAGACACAATTCTGGTACGCCAGCACCCACAAACAAGCGACATGGTGGAGTTGTATTCAGTCCGCAAGACAGCGCGAGGTGAAGACTTTGTGCTGTGGGGAGCAGTTCACGCTGATATGCTGGACGGCCTTGGCTTTGATTACCACTCAGAAGACCTAGCTGACCTCAAGTTGGCATTGGAGACAAAATGAAAGACGTTTTATCAGCACTCATCGTGGCGGCAATAATGACCGTACCCGCCATCATCGTGGTGGCCTTGTCATGAACGGCTACAACACAGGCCGCGTTGTCATCGGATGCCGCTATGAGCCGCCTACACGGTCGCACATGAACGCAAATGATATATGGTGGCAGACAGTACTACTAGGACGCCGTCAGACGCTCCTAGAGCGTTTTAAATTGTTTTTTGATAGGGGCGTAGCATGACTAGAGAGGAATTGATGGAGGACGGCACAGAGTACTGCTGTTATTGCGGCACGCCAAAGGTATCGTTTGGGTGCTGTGGGGAGAACCACTTTGAGACTTTTGCTCAGATGGACTCTGACGCACAACAAGAATTTTTACAGTATGAGGAAAGCTAAAATGGATTTACGCAAGCAAATTGAGGTTGCCCAGTTGCAGTCTTTTTCAAAAATGTCTGGTGTGTACTTGTGCCCAGAGTTATCAATGCCAGCGGTACGGGTTGGGGCTGATGACCACAACCAGCACCCAAGCCGCAGAAACAACACACTGGTCTACAAAGACGGTCGAAAGGAGAAAGTATGAGTTACGCTAATGTGGAAATGCGGATAGTCCAATGGTCTACCGCCCGCCGCATCATTCAGAACAGCACAGCCGAGGCTCAGTTGCTCAAAGCCGTATCCGAAATGGGCGAACTAGCGGACGCTACCATCAAGAACGACAAAGATGAAATCGTGGACGCCGTGGGTGACGTAATGGTCTGCCTGGTCAACTACTGCGCCATCAAGGATATTGACTTGGTTTCGTGCATGGATGCCGCATACAGCCAAATCAAAGACCGCAAGGGCACGCTACTGCCTAACGGGGTATTCGTCAAAGAATGAAATGCCCACAATGCGGAGCATGGACAACCGTACTTGAATCAAGAATGCGCCAAGACAACACGCGGCGCAGGACTGTCGAGTGCGGCAATATGCACAAATTTACAACCGTGGAGCGCGTGGAGGTCGCCAAGCAAGGTGGCGCTAGAACTCGCTCACGTCAATCAACTCCCCACGCCACTCCACACAATCATCAGCAAGAGCGCTGACCATGCAAAGTTCGGGCATCAGGAGGTGTCCGTCAACAAGGTTTAGCACCGCGAATCCAGCCCGCCAGTTGCGTGGGCTGTTCTCCGCGTACATGAACTGGTCGCCAAACGGCTCTGCCAGCGTGCCACAGTCAACCCCCCATTTTGTAGAAACAAGGTCAGTCCACCCGTTCACCTTGAGCGAGTGAAGATGCCCAGTCACAAAACTCACGCCAGAGTTGACGGCGTTGTTGTGCGTTGCATGGACGCCACCTTTCCAACGGTGTTTAACCATTACCGAGTCATTCAGCATACAACTAACAACGTGTTGCCAATCGGGGAAATGGTCTTCTAACCGAAAGCCCTCAACGCCTTGGAATTCTGGTGCTACGGTTGCCAGTCGAGTCGAAAATCTAGCGTCGTGGTTGCCCAGCGTCCAGATAAACTTAGCGTCGCCAGCGGCCTCCTGAATCTCGCCAAGGAACATTTTGCAAGCGTTTAACTCTTGAATAATCGTCGGCGTTACATCCCACCCGTTAGCTGGATGCCTACTCGCCTGTGCGCCATCAAAGGCGTCGCCATTATTTATCACTACCTTGGGCTTGAGTTCACCAATAAGCCACAGTAACGCTTTAAAGGCCGTGGTGCGCCGACCTAGCTGGAAGTGGGCATCACTAAACACAATGACCGTGCCGTTCTCCATACCAAGGTTGATGTGCCCATACGCTTGCGCTACGCTGTTTTTGTTGCTTGCCGCAACCAATGTAGTGTCGTATTTGGCTTCAATCTCGCGGCGACGTTTATGGACGTTGCGCTCGGAAACGCCAATCAATCTAGCTACCTTTGCCGCTGACTTATGCGCCTGCCAAAGTTCAATAAATTCTTCGTTGCTTATGAGTCGCTTGTTCATCAGAAATTTTCCTTGTCAAAACCGAGGTTTACACAGACCTGCCTAGCGCAGTTCATAAAGAAAGCGTCGTGAGGGCTGTCCTCGCTGAGAATCTTTAGCTTGGACTGGTGCAGGTGTATCATCTCATGGGCAACCGTGGCGACTAGCTGGTTTACATCCCAAACCCTAGCTGTGCTGATTGTGATTGTGTGTGGGTCATCCTCAAAACACCCATACATAGTGGAATCGTTGATCACCTTGGTTTGGATAGTGGTAGGTAACTTCCAGTCGCAAAACGGCTCCATGCCTCTCAGCATCTGGTAGGCCAAGAGAATGGATTTCTTGGTGACGATTTTGCTATCGTCCACGTCACTCAATACCGTTTAGATATTGCGTGCGACCATTTACTTTTTTAGCAGTTAGCGTTTGGTTTTTGTTTGCGTCCTTCTGGAATGAGCAATGTACCCAACCAGAATCAGGCAAGCCAGAATAAAATTCAAGTATTAGTTGTTTGTACTTGAGGTTATTTCGGATATACAACGCCAGTTCTCGGTTGTCCATTCCCAACACTTCAAAGTCTGCGGCGTAGCCGTGGCAATGGTCACTTGTTGTACTGCCACCAATGGCTTTGTTGACCGCTGGTGAGCGATAGCCGCTGGTCACAGCAATTGCGCCAAACTTATCGCGTAATGGTTGGAGAATGTTGTCCACCAAGTCTTGCAAGTTTTCGATGACTTGCATAGGCGGCGTATTATCAATGCTTTGGCGAATCGCTGTATCTGACTTGGTTAGTTCGTGCAAAGAGAAGTTAGTTGATAGCTTCATAGTGAGTCGTTTGCTTTTGGTTTGATTTCAATGCAAGCCATTCGGTATGCCTGTGCCTTGCCGCTTCGCTTTATTAGCGCTTCAGCCTTATCGTTTTGGGCGGCGCATTGCTCAACAGAGACTGATATGTCACCTGAGTAAAACTCGCAGTTGTTGTTAGCGGACAAACAAATAAACAAGACAGGCAACCAGACAGACATATCAACCCCTATTTAATGACGCCCCGTAATTGATCGCCCTTGTCTTTGCTTCCCATTGAGGAGCCAAAGTAGTACGACAGAATTTGAGTCACAGCCGCTGACAACACCCCAAGGATGTAAATCAGAATGTCTTTGGCCTCGGGCTTTACTTCAACAAAGATGAGAACCGCGAACAGGACAAACGATAAGCCTGTGACACCGAGAGCGAGAGCAGGCGTAACAATTTTGTTAATCGTAGGCGCAGAATCGCTTTGCACCACAGCCATCTCGCGCTTGCGAGCAGAATCTTTATCCGCAAGGATAGCTTTAAATTTGTCATGCTCAAGTTGTTTGATTTTAGCCTCGGCCTCTGGGTCAGCCATGATTGCTTTGGTGACGGCCTCTACGTCATCCGCGACATTAAAGCGTGACGCAAGCGCAGACACAGCCATGCCAGCCAAGGGAGAGCCAAGCGCCGTCGCAATGCTGGGTGCGAACTTAGAGACCATTGAAATAAGATCATTCATTATTCACCCCAGCCTAGCAGACCTTCAACAAAGATAGAGACTTCGTTAGAACCGCTGGATGACTTGGCCTCAAATTGGAAGTCTGTTTTTTCGCTAATCACAAAAGGAACTTGTCGGTCAAATGATTGTTGGCCTGTCTGCCACGTTGCCTCAGCTACCCGCAAGACGCGCCCATTGCTTGAGCGCAAGGTTTGTCGATAGGTCAAATATTTGTTTGGGTTAACCGTGCCAGAGGTTAGATCAATGCGGAGTAAGTATAGCGACTTGCCAGCAGGCACGGTGTACACGCACGCTTGCGTTGCGCCTTGACCAGCCTCAATGTAACCGTGCAAGGTAGCGCCAATTTTGATGCTGATATTGCCGACGTTTGTGCTACTCAGTATCACCGCTGAATTTATGCGGAAAAATGCCTGAGTAGTTGATACCGCCGATGTGCCAGTCAAGGTGACTGTTTCTGAAATCTCAACATAATCAGAGTCTAGGCCGTTAATCAAAACGTCCATTGTGTCTGAGGCAGAAGTAGAGACCACAGACAAAACAGAGGCAGATGATGGGTAGACGTAAGAGCCGCCATCGTTCCACAATGTTTCAAAAGAATCACCGACATCACGGTTGAATCCAAAGATGTTTAAAGGCTTTAAGTTGTTGTAATGACCTCTAGCAACGTCAAGGAAGACGTTGGTTGTTGTCATGTGTTCGTCAAGTTGGTAGGCCATTGCTTATTTCCTCTTTTTCTTATTACGCCCTGAACGCTCGTTGCGCTTTGGTAGGTCTCTTTTCATAATTCACCTTTCGTCGTAATAAGCCAGATGAGTCCAGCAACAATGATTAACCCAGTTACCACCGAGATGATAATTAGAGCGCCGTTTATCCAAGCCCACACCAATTGTTTGCGTTTGTAGATTGCCAACGCTTTCTCACGTTCGGCTTGGTCTCGCTCACGTTTCTTTTTGGCTTGGTGGGCAAGAAAATCATCGTAGAGCGATGGGCGACCGCAGTATATAAGTAGCGTTTTTAACTCAGCCTCTGCTTCCCGCAGACTTTCCAGCGCCCAGAACTCTTCCGAGTCGCTACCCTTTGCAGATGCCTTCTTTGCTATCTCAGCCTTGAGGCCGAAATACTCGCCTAGCTTTGCACCACAGGCGGCTATCTCTGAACCATTTTGCAGGCTGGTCTTAATGACTGCGAACGCGGCATTAGCCGCCGCCAACTCAAGTAGCATTATTTAGGCAGAGAGCCGTTTGAGCCAAGCCACATGAATAATCCAACGACAGCCGCGCCCACCATCCACGTCAACTTAGTCAACACCGATTTGCCAACATTCTGATAAATCTTTTGGAACGCACGTTCAGCCGCCTTCTCAGCGATAGCGTCAATCTGTGCGTCAGTTAGTTGGACTTCGTTGGACATGGTTTAATTTTCCCAGTTCTGAGCGCTCACAACGGCTATCAGTTGCTCAACATTTTCGCACAACTTAATCGCCGCTTCAAGTCGGTCGGCTTCTGCCACAATCGCCGCACGCTTGGCTACTACGCTATCAGGGATAGCCACGTCACGCTCTGCCTTGCGAATCACCATCCAGTCAGTACCCGCCAGCATTGTGCCAGCAGTA